AACTTCACAATGCCTACCCCGGCCTTCACTGGCCGGCCCATCCAGGAGAGACGAACATGTCCGGAGCATTGCCGAAGGACTACCGCCAGATGCTGCAGCCGTTCCTGGCCCTCGGGTTCCGCCTCGAGCCGCGCCGGCGCAGCACGCACATGGCCGTGCTCGACCCGGCCGGCCGGATCGTCACGGTCCTGCCCTGCACGCCCAGCGACCACCGGTCGCTGTTGAACACCCGTGCCGAGCTGCGGCGCGCCATGAAGTGCATCGGAAGAGGGCTCACCCCCTGAGCCTGGCTCGCATCATCATCTGGCCAAGAGCCGGAGACACAACAAGGAACCCGCTGATGGACCCCCTGTCCTTCCCTGTCGATTTCACTGCCGAGTTGTTCCGGGAGCTGTGCGAGGCGCGAGAGGCGCTGCAGCGCCACGTCAGCGCCCACGGGGCGATGGACAACGACGAACGCCTGCTCACCTCGTCCCACGAACTGATCGACCGCGTTCGGTCTTGCGGCTGACCTTCCGACCAATGAAAAGGGCGCCGGTGGCGCCCTTTCTGTTCACGATGGCAGCGAACTCGCTATACCAACCTATAGCTTATGTGATACTTTCCGGCCAAGAATCGACGGATCCGCCCGCAGCTTCATGTTCGTCAGTTTTTCGATCTTGAGCTGCTGAAGCTCCGGCACGCGCCCACGGGCCCGCCACATGCTTACGGTCGGCTGGCGAATCTTGAGAGCCTTGGCGACTGCGACCTGGCTCCCGAAGTGCTTGATGACCTGTTCGAATTTCATGGCTAGGTAGGAGTACGAGATTGCGCATTATAGGCATCGTGAACTCCTCACGCAACCCTAGAGGCCTCTGAGTGACCAAGGCGAAAGCAAATCTCTTCGTGTCCATGTCGATAGGCCAGCGGATAAAGTGGCTCATCGACCACCGCGGATACACCCAGGTCGAGGTGGCCGAAAAGTGTAGCGTCACCCAGGCCGCCATCTCCAACCTCACGACCGACAACTCGCGCAAACCGAATGCATTCACGCTGCTGGCGCTGGCCAACGCGCTGGACGCGGACCCGTCATGGATCCTCACCGGCGAAGGCCCGTACGAGAAGCGCCTTCCGAGCGACAGGCCGGACGAAGCTGCGCTGTTGCGCAAGTACCGCAGCATGGACGAGCAGGCCAGGGCCGGCCTGCTCAATCTTCTTGGCATCAAGGTGTAGACGCGGCGCTTCACATTGGTTATATTGGTCGCACCGCTGATTCGGCGGCTGCGACCCGGCGCAATCCGGGGCACGGGAGAACCCCATGAACGTACGCTACCTGGCTCGCATCCGGACCCTGCTCGACGAAGTCGAGAACCTGAAGGTCGACTACTCCAAGACCGTCAACGTCCCGCCCGAGTTGATCGGACGCCTGCAGGCCGAAGCTGGCATCCTTCGTTTCGCTGTCGATCGCGAACTGGACAAGCTCGACGTCAAGGTCGAGGCCTGAACTTCACAATGCTTGCGTTTGGCTATAACAGACGCTATATTCGGTCCCTCACACCCACGCCCCGTGACGGGGCCACCTCCTGAAGGAGCGCAACATGGATCGCATCTCCCTGCCCGAGTTGATCGCGGCTCGCATCGTCGCCAAGCACGCCGAAGACAAAGCCGCCGCGGCCCGTCGCGAGATCGACGCCCAGATCGCAGCCGCCCTTGCCGACCCGTCCAAGCCCGAGGGGTCCATCTCCCAGCGCGCCGGCGACTACAAGGTCACCGTCACCTACGGCGTCACGCGCAAGGCCGACACCGAGTCGCTGCAGCGCGACTGGGAGCATCTCCCCCCGCACATCCGCAGCGGGTTCCGCTGGAAGGCCGACGTGACCACTGCCGAGATCAAGAAGCTCGAAGGCGTGGATCTGGCCGTCGCCGCGAAGTACATCACCACCTCGCCCTCGTCGCCGTCGATCAAGATCGAGGCCTGAACTTCACATTGCGAACGTCCGGCCTGCACGGCCGGCCGATCCATCCATCCGGGACCATCATGGCCATCCAGCTCCGCTCCACCCGTGACGCCGCATCCGACGGCATCAAGGTTCTCGTGCACGGCCCGTCCGGCGCCGGCAAGACCCGGCTGTGCGCCACTACCGGCGAGCCCACCGTCATCATCAGCACCGAGTCCGGGCTGCTGTCGTTGCGAGAGTTCGACATCCCCGTGATCGACGTCAAGTCGATCGAGCAGCTCTACGAGGCCTACGACTTCGTGGCCAAGAGCGCCGAGGGGCAGACCTTCCGCTGGGTCTGCCTGGACTCGATCAGCGAGATCGCCGAGGTCGTGCTCAACGCGGCCAAGAAGTCGACCAAAGATCCCCGGCAGGCCTACGGCCGGCTGGCCGAGCAGATGGGCGACCTGCTGCGCGCGTTCCGCGACATGCCCAACCGCAACGTCTACTTCGCCTCCAAGCAGGAGCGATCCAAGGACGAGGCCACGGGCGCGATGCTGTACTACCCGTCGATGCCCGGCCAGATGATGAAGCAGGGCGTGTCGTACTACTTCGACGAGGTGTTCGCGCTGCGCGTCGAGCAGGGCGAGGACGGCACGCCGCAGCGCTGGCTGCAGACGCAGCGCGACTACAACTTCGAGGCCAAGGACCGCTCCGGCGCGCTGGCCATGTTCGAACCGCCGTCGCTGGCGGCCATCGCCAGCAAGATCAAGGGCCCGGCAGCGTGAGCCTCTAATCGCGCCGCACTCTTCACAATGCCTTATAGCGAGGTTCACAATGCAGTTCAACTTTGATCCGAACAGCGTCGAGAAGCGCGACAACGTCTTCGAGCTGCTGCCCGCCGGTTGGTACGACGCCCAGGTCGTCGAGTCCGACATCAACTTCCTGAAGACCGGCAATGGGCAGTGCCTGAAGCTCACCTTCGAGGTGCTCACCGAGGGCTTCCGCGGCCGCAAGGTGTGGGTGCGGCTGAACGTGCAGCACAACAACCCGACGGCCGAGAAGATCGCGCAGCAGCAACTGCGCGAACTGTGCGAGGCGGTCGGCGTGGGCCGCATGACCGACACGAGCCAACTCCACAACAAGCCGGTGTCCGTCAAGGTCAAGATCCGCACCGACCAGACTGGCCAGTACGAGCCGCAGAACGAGATCAACGCGTTCAAGGCGATCGGCTCGGTCGGCGCGCCGTCCGCTGCTCGCGGGTTCGGCGGCGCGGCCCCCGCCTCGCGTCCGCCGGCCGCTCCGTTCGCCGCCCAGCCTCCGGCCGCGGCGCCGCAGTACCAGCAGCCGCCTGCGCAGCCGCAGTACCAGGCCCCGGCGCAGCCCGTCCAGCCGCCGGCGGCCGCCCCGCAGCAGACCGAGATGCCCGGCATGCCGCCCCCGCCGGCGCCCGCCCCCGGCCCTGCCGGCGGCCCGCCGCCCTGGGCCCGCCGCGCGGCCTGAGTTCCAGGCCGAAAGCGGATGCCGAGCTGGCGTGGGCTGAGATGCCGCAGACGGTGCAGCGAGTAGGCCGCCCCTTCCCCAACCCCTTCAGTCAGGAGACTGATCCATGAGCGAGACGACCACCCCCACCGCCACCCCCGCCGCCGAGGAGAGCACCGAACTGGCTCCCGGCACGCGGATCTACTTCGTGCAGGGCGAGAACGAGTTCCGCCTCGTGCGCGCCAAGAGCCGGCAGGCCGCCATCGGCCACGTCGTCGGCGGCCGCTACAAGGCCGACATCGCCGACCAGGAGACGCTCGTCGCGGCCGTGGCCGACGGCGTGAAGGTCGAGACGGCGGCCTAAGCAGCCGACGTTCAACCCCCGGCCAGCCCCTCACGGGGCTGCACCGGGCAGCGGCCGGCCCGACTCCACTCGGGCGACATCTAACAGGCCGCTGCCCAGTGCACCGACGGAGAAGCGCATGACGCTCGACGACTTGAAGAAGATGCTGGACGACGAGGGGCAGGCATACCTCGAGATCCTCGACAACGCGCGCCGCGTGCGCGGCCAGGACTTCGTGAAGATGGTCCGCCTGCACCAGTACCTCATCTCGATGGCCAAGGTCGAGCAGGTCAGGCTGGGAGTGGTCGAGGCCGGCGCCGACCCGGCGCCGCTGGACGCAGTCAGCCGGGAGATCCAGTTGGGCGCCCTGCTGCTGCTGGCCAAGGAGCTGCGCATGTCGGCCGACCTGATCAAGGAATCGATCTCGGTGAGCGCCACGCTCACCAATCGCCTGAACGACACCGCCGAACGCATCGTCAAGGGGAAGTGACATGGCCGCCCTGCCCGAACCCAAGCACGCCACCGTGCACAAGATCTTCGATGCCCGCGCACGCACCGCCGACGACGAGCACCGTCCGCACCTGGGGGCGTCGATCATCGGCCGCAAATGCGAGCGCAGGCTGTGGCTGACCTTCCGCTGGGCGCGCGCCGAGAAGTTCCCCGGCCGCGTGCTGCGCCTGTTCGAGCGCGGCCAGATGGAGGAGTCCCGCTGGTGGGCCGACCTGCGCCGCATCGGCGTTCAGGTGCACGAGTTCGATCCGGCCGGAAACCAGTGGCGCATCGCGTTCGCTGGCGGGCACGGCGGCGGTTCGATGGATGCGGCGGTGGTCGGCGTGCCCGAGGCCCCGAAGACCTGGCACGTCGCCGAGGTCAAGACCCACAACGCCAAGAGCTTCGCCGACCTGGAGAAGAAGGGCGTGAAGGCCTCAAAGCCCGAGCACTGGGCGCAGATGCAGGTCTACATGGAGCGCACCGGCATGGACCGCGCGCTGTACTGCGCCACCAACAAGGACACCGACGACCTGTACACCGAGCGCGTAGAGCACGACCCGGTCGAGGCCAAACGTCTGATCGCGCGCGCCGAGCGGATCGTCAACGCGCCCGAGCCGCCGCTGCGCATCAGCGCCGACCCGTCCTGGTACGAGTGCAAGCTCTGCCACTTCGCGCCTCTCTGCCACGGCAATGAGCTGCCGGGGGTGAACTGCCGGACCTGCGCGCACTCGACCCCTGTCGTCGTCGACGGCGCCGATCACGGGCTGTGGGACTGCGCCGCTCACGGGCGACAGGAGATCCCCGTGCAGTGGCAGCGCTCCGGCTGCGACAAGCACCGCTACATCCCTGCGTTCCTCGAGAAGGTCGCGCAGCAGTGCGACGTGCGCGGCGACGACGTCGTGTACCGCACGCCAGAGGGGCAGGAGTTCGTCAACGGCACCGCGCCCGGCGCGATGACGTCGGCCGAGATGCTGTCGGTCAACGACGCCACGCGCCTTGCGTTCGCCGCGAGCTGCAAGGTGGAGCTGGCCCGCGAAGGCCTGGACCCGAAGGTGGTGGGATGACGCGCGAACGGTACATCGAAGGGTGGCCGTCGTATTCGGCCATGAAGGCCAGCGCGCGCATGCGCCGCTTCATCAACCTCGGGCAGGCCCGGCGCCGGCTGGCGGCCGAGGTGGTCACCGAGGCGCATCCGAACTGGACCGCCACCGTGCACAGCCATTCGTTCGCCGAGTGGCTCAAGGATCAGCCCGAGCACGTTCAGGCGTGGGCCACCAGCGAAGAGCCGGCCGACGCCGTGCGGCTGCTCGACCTGTACGCGGGCTACAAGAGGCGGGTGCGCGGATGAGCGTCGCGTTCAACACCAGCACCAAGGCTGAACGCGAGATCTCGCGCGTGGCCGGCTCGGCCGAGCGCGCGCATCCTGGCTGGGTCCGCGAGGCGGCCGAGGCCCTGGGGTGGGCCGCGGAGCAGGCTATGGGCCCGCACTTCACCGTCGAGGAGCTGCGCATGTTCATCGCCGCGCACGCGGTCGGCTGGCTGGCCGAGCCGCCCGATCGCCGCGCCTGGGGCGCCGCGACGCAGCTCGCCACGCGGCTGGGCTACATCACGCGCACCGGCGACTACGCGCCGGCGGTGAGCAGCAACGGCTCGCCCAAGCCTCTGTACCGGGCGGGCCAGCGATGAGCCAGCGCCGCGTGCACTCGTTCCTCGAGTCGGTGGCCAACACAGCCGTCGGGTTCGTCATCTCCTCGCTGGCCTGGGAGTTCCTGGTCAAGCCGATCTGGGGGATCCAGACGACGCTGGCCGAGAACTTCCAGATCACCGCCATGTTCACCGTCATCTCGATCGCGCGCGGCTACGTGCTGCGCCGGATCGGGAACGCCGTCACCGTCCGCGCCTCCCGATGAAGAACCAGTACCACGAGTGGCGCGTCGCGCGCCGCGCGCCGGAGCCCGCCCCGGTCATCACAATGCCTAAGCCCGAGATCCTGTTCGGGTCTGTGTGCAGCGGCATCGAAGCCGCGTCCGTTGCGTGGCACCCGATCGGCTGGCGCGCAGCGTGGCTGGCCGAGATCGAACCGTTCCCGAGCGCCGTGCTGGCGCATCACTACCCGACGGTGCCGAACCTGGGCGACATGACACAGCTCCCCGATCGCATCGCGACCGGCGAGGTCGTCGCGCCGGACGTCTTCTGCGGCGGCACGCCGTGCCAGGCCTTCAGCGTGGCAGGCCTGCGCCGCTCCCTCAACGACGCGAGGGGAAACCTCTCGCTCGTCTTCTGCGAGATCGCCAATGCAATTGATGCTGCTCGACAGCGAGAAGGAAAGCCTCCCGCCGTCATCTTCTGGGAGAACGTCCCCGGAGTCTTCTCGACCGCAGACAACGCCTTCGGGTGCTTCCTCGCCGGTCTGGCCGGAGAAGATGAGCCGCTGGTCGCGCCAGGGGGAAAATGGACGAACGCGGGTTACGTGTCTGGTCCCAAAAGAGCAGTCGCGTGGCGCGTCCTCGACGCCCAATATTTCGGAGTGGCCCAACGACGCCGTCGTGTGTTCGTTGTGGCAAGTGCTCGAAACGACTTCGATCCCCTCTCGGTACTTTTTGAGTCCGAAGGCGTGCGCCGGGATCTTGCACCGCGCCGAGAATCGTGGGAAGACGCTCCCGACGGATCTCTTCGCAGCACTGACGGCGGTAGCGACGTCGATCACGTCCGAACCCGGCACATTGTCGGCCCCCTGACCGCGGCGTGCGGGCCAAACGGGCACGGCGGGTCTGGACTGGCGACCGATAAGGGGGCAGAGGCCGGCCACATCCTGGCGTTCGGCGGCAACCGAACGAGCGGACCGATCGACGTGGCCACTGCCCTGAACGCGTGCTCGTCGGCCTCGGGCCGACTGGACTTCGAGTCGGAGACGTTCGTCACCCATTCCGCTAGCGTCACCCCGTTTGATCTGCAGCAGGTCACGCACCCGGAGAACCGCTCGCGCATCGATCCGGGCATGCCGGCGCCGACGCTGGCGAAGGCGAGTAGGCTGCACGCGGCGATCTCGTTTCATCCGACCCAGGACTCGATCTTCAGCGAGGATGGGTCGGTGCACGCGCTCGGGTGCGGCAGCAAGGGTGGGACAGCGACGGCTGCGGTGGCGGTTCCTCAAGGAGATGACGATGCCAGCACGTATGAAGGAGACGCCGCTTCGACACTGCGAGCATTGCGGCGCGAAGTTGGAAAGGAAGCGGTTGCCGAATGGGGATCTCGAGTACTTGATTCACTTCAATCGCCGGAAGTTCTGCGGGCGTGGCTGTATGGCGAAAGCCTTCGACGGACGTCCGGTGACTTCAAATCCTTCGTGGATGACCGCCCACTATCACGCGCGGAAGGCGTTGTCGCCAGGGCCATGCGTCGTGTGTGGGAAGAAGGGCCGGACGGACGTACACCACAAGGACGGGGACTGGCAAAACAACTCGCTTTCCAACTTGGAAAGGCTCTGCCGGTCTTGCCACATCCGGGCGCACAGAGCGGCAGCCTGATCGTCCGTCGGCTCACGCCGAAAGAAGCGGAGCGCCTGCAAGGTTTCCCCGACGACTACACCGCCATCTCCTGGCGCGGAAAGCCGGCCGGCCAGTGCCCGGACGGTCCAAGGTACAAGGCCCTTGGGAACTCGTGGGCAGTGCCGGTGGTGCGGTGGATCGGACGCAGGATCAACGCTCGCCTGTCGCCCTGAATATCACATTGGTGATATAATTGGTCGATCAACGTGAAGGACCGCATGGTGTACCAGCTCCGCCCCTATCAACAGCGCGTCGTGGACGGCCTCTGGTCCTGGTTCTCCAGGCACCCTCAAGGCGACCCGATCGTTGAGGCAGCGGTCGGCGCCGGCAAAAGCCTGCTCATCGCCGAGGTGGTGCGCCGAGCCGACGCCGAGGCGCCGGGCACACGCGCGCTGGTCGTCGTGCACCAGAAGGAACTGCTCGAGCAGAACGTCGAGAAGTTGCTGGCGGTCTGGCCGATGGCCGACGTCGGGATCTACTCGGCGGCCAAGGGTCGCAAGCAACTAGGCCGGCAGCTCACGTACGCCACGATCGGGTCCATCTACAAGGACGCCGCGTTGCTCGGGCGGATCGATCTGGTGCTGTGCGACGAGTGCCACCTCATCAACCCCAAGGACGCCGGCACCTGGCGCACCTTCATCGGTGAGCTGCGCCGCTACAACCCGCACCTGAGGGTGATCGGCTGGACCGGCACGCCGTTCCGCGGCAACGGGGTCTGGCTCACCGCCGGCGACGAGGCCTTGTTCACGAGCGTGGCCACCCGCGTGCCGATGCGCGAACTGCTCGACCTGGGGTTCCTGTCGCCGCTGGTGCCGGCCACGACCGTGGCCCGCATCGACACCTCGGGCGTGCGCACGAGCGGCGACGACTACGTGATCGGCGAACTGGCCAAGGCTGCGGACCAGGAGCACCTGGTTCGCCAGACGTGCGCCGAGATCGTGAACCTGGGGGCGAGCCGGCAGCGCTGGCTCGTATTTGCGGTCACGGTCGAGCACGCCGCCCACGTCAGGGACGAACTGGCCCGGCTGGGCGTGGCCGTCGGCATGGTCACTGGGGCCACGCCCAAGGCTGAGCGCGAGGCCGTCATCACCGAGTTCAAGCGCGGCAGGCTGCGCTGCCTCGTGAACGTGGCCGTGCTCACGACCGGCTTCGATGCGCCGTCGGTGGACTTCATCGCGCTGCTGCGCGCGACCAAGAGCCCGGTGCTGTACGTGCAGATCGCCGGGCGCGGCATGCGCCTGTCGCCGGCCACTGGCAAGACCGACTGCCTCTGGGCGGACTTCACCGACACCACCTCCAGGATGGGGCCGGTGGATGCCATCACCGGCCGCCTGCCCACCACGCGCCGATCGGCCGAGGGCGCGCCGGTGAAACTGTGCGAGGTGTGCGGATCCCAGAACCCCACCGCGGCGCTGGTGTGCATCGACTGCGGGGCGCCCTTCCCCGAGCCCGAGCGCATCAAGCACGGGTCACAGGCATCCGGCGCGGCGGTGCTGTCGGATCAGCAGCCGCAGACCAAGATCGAGACGGTGCCCGTGCGACATGTGCGCTACCGGCTGCACCAGAAGGACGGCTCGCCCGACAGCGTGAAGGTCGAGTACCGCGGTGACATCATGTCGATCGCCAGCGAATGGGTGTGCGTCGGGTACGAAGGCTATGCCGGGATGAAAGCCTCGAACTGGTGGAGGATGCGCGCGGCGACTCCTGACATACCCCAGCCCAGGAATGCGGCTGAGGCTATCGAGTGGATTGAATGGGCTCAGGACAATCACCAGCCCCTGCTGCGCGAGCCCAAGGCGGTGACCATCAACCTGTCGACGAAGTACCCCGAAATCGTCCAATTCCACTGGGAATGACATGACCACCAGCACCTACCCAATGAACAAGGCGCAGCTCGTCGAGCGGCGCAACCTGGCCAAGCTCGCGATGGAGCTGGCGCAGAAGCAGTACCTGGAGCTGACCGCGATCGGCCCGAGCTGCGCGAACTGCGAGAACTTCATCGGCAGGCGCGGCGGTGGCGGGAAGTGCTCGAAGTGGGATGCCGAGCCGCCCGACGACGTGAAGGAAGTCGGCTGCGACGAATGGTCCCACGACGGCATTCCTTTCTGAGGCGAACATGAAGATCGAGACGAGCATCGAGAGCGTGACCCCCGCCAAGGCCGAGTCCTGGCTGAACCTCAACAAGTCGAACCGCAGGCTGCGCACCGGCGTCGTCGAGAAGTACGCGCAAGACATGCGCAATGGCGCATGGACGTTCTGCCCTGAACCGATCAGCTTTTTCGATGACAGCGAACTGGCCGACGGGCAGCATCGGCTGTGGGCGATCATCGAGTCGGGGATGACGGTCAAGTGCGTGATCGTGCGCGGGCTGTGCAGGAACGACGGCATGAACATCAACCGCGGTTTGGCGCGGACGCTTGTCGACAACGCCAGGATGACCGGATCCGACACGGGCCTGACGAACACCCTGGTGTCGACGTGCCGAGGCATCGCCGAAGGGGATGCGCTGCGCGTTGCCATTTCCGACGCGCAGAAACTGGCGTACGTTGAGCGCCACCGCGACGAGGCTCAGTGGGCCATCGCCCGCGTGCGCCACGTCAGGCATCTGTGCAACGGACCGGTGCTCTGCGCGATCGCTCGCGCCCACCTCGTCGAGAAGGACGAAGACAGGCTGACCCGCTTCTGCACCGTGCTCGTGAACGGTTTCATGGAAGGCGAGTCGGAGTCGGCCGCCATCGCCATGCGCAACTACCTGCTGTCGAAGGCCGGCGTCGCGACGCTGGCCAACAACTGGCGCGACACCTTCCTCAAGGCGCAGAACGCGGTCGCGTACTTCATGCGCGGAAAGCGGCTCACCGTCATCAAGTCGGTGGCCGACGAGGCGTACCCGCTCAAGGCCGCGCGCAAGGCACGGTGATGGACGCCCTACTGGTCCCGGTGCGCTACGTGCGCCTGCCGGTCTTCGAAAAGCTCACCGGCTACACTGAGAAGGCGGTCCGGCGAAAGATCGAGGAAGGCGCATGGATCGAGGGGCGCGAGTTCAAGCGCGCGCCCGACACCCACATCCTCGTCGACATCCAGGGGTACGAACGATGGGTCGAAGGGCAGAGATCCCAGGGGTGAGCGCGGTCGGTGAGCGCATCCAGGTCCGCTTCAACTGGCGCGGCCGCGAACTGCGCCCCACCCTGCCGATGCGCCCGACGGGCGCCAACCTGAAGGCCGCCGGCCGGCTGCGGCAGGACATCCTGCGCGAGATCCGGGAGGGCCGGTTCGAACTGGCTCGGCACTTCCCCGGCTATCGGTTCGCCGGCCGCGAGCAGGCCGAGCCCGGTTCGCCGGCGCTGCGCACCGTGCGCGAGTGGGGCACACTGTGGGCCAAGCTCGCCGCCCGCGAGGTGGAGCACTCCACCCTGTCGGTCTACAAGCGGCACCTGCAGGCCTACTGGCTCAGCGTCTGGGGCGGCATGCTGCCTCGTGACGTCACGCACGAGATGGTGCTTGAGCGGCTGGCCACGCTGGCCGTCGAGCACGAGGTCGACGGCAAGAAGCGCAAGGGCCTGTCGCGCAAGACCCAGAACAACATCCTCGTGCCGCTGCGCGGCGTGTTCGGACTGGCCGCCAAGGCCGTGCCCGGCATGACCGACCCGACCGAGGGGGTCGAGAACCTGCGCACCCAGAAGGCCGAGCCGGACCCGTTCACGATCGAAGAGGTGACGGTCGCGCTGGCCCAGGTGGCCAAACGCGACGCGGAGCTGGCCGACTACTTCGAGTTCGCCTGCTTCGCCGGCCTGCGCACGAGCGAGCAGATCGCCCTGCTGTGGGAGGATGTCGACCTGCGCGAGGGCGTCGTGCGCGTGCGCCGGGCGCGGGTGCTGGCCGAGGACAAGGAGCGGACCAAGACGTTCCGGGCCCGTGACGTGGAACTCAACGCGCGGGCGCGGGCGGTGATCGACCGGCAGCGCGCCCGCACGCAGCTCGCTGGCGGGGCGGTGTTCCGCAACCCGTTCACCCGCCGGCCGTGGCACGACGACCAGGAGCAGCGCCGGGAATGGGCGGCGGCCCTGAAGATCGCCGGCGTGCGCTACCGGCCGCCGAAGGAATGCCGCGACACGAGCGTCACGCTGGCCCTGGTGGCCGGAGCCGACCCGGTCTGGGTGGCTGGCCAGCATGGCCACTCGCTCACCGTGATGATGCGTGACTACGCGAAGTGGATCCCGCGCCAGGACCAGGGGCGAAACGTCGATCGCGTCAA